ACGGGATGAAACCCTTACTCGGCTCGATCTACGGTGTAGCAGACAATATCGTGAATACGAAAGTATCCCCGATACGCACTATTACTGCCAGGTCGGTAGATACCTTTGCTCACAATAGTGACGTTCTTACCGGTGACAAAAAGGTAGGTGGCCGAACTCGCATCGACGCCCGCGGCGATTTAACGCTTCGGATGAAGGTGCGGTTTGCGCAGGATAACGGGTTTGTCGCATCTGAATGGACAAGCCTTAATCCGATCTCCATCGCCTACGAGTTGGTTCCGTACTCATTTGTACTGGATTGGCTCATAGACTTCGGAAGTTACCTACGGAACCTCGAGACGGCCGTGGCCATGGGCCCACGGTTTGTTGACGGTTTCTATTCTACGCACTATAAGTCTTATTCTCGCCAAATCAAGGAAAGCTGGAGTTATTCTAATAATTCCAACCTTTACCAGAACATGGTGAGAACGGGTTCTCAAGTGTCGTATGACCGCGTTCTTTTCTCTCGTTATCCCATGCCTCGACTCCCTCAGCTCTCCAAACCGAAATTTGGGACTGAAAGGATCTTGGCCGCAGCATCCCTAGTCTTTGGTTTTGTCGATCGCAACAGCGATAAGCTGTCAGCTCTTCAACAGACCGTTGATCGTCATCTCCGTAGGAGATGATCGGGAACCGCAACCTTAACCATTGGAGTTCGCCAAATGGCACTTTCTAACTTGGTTCTCGCCGACGCCCAAGCGACGCCGGTTAACCATACCTTCATCCCCCTCGGTGCGAACGACCCGAATCGGCCTAACCGCCTGATTTGGGAAGACCAGTCCGCCGTTTCGCCTCTTGGCTACTGGCACCTGTGGACCGCTTGTAAGCGGCCCGCGGCGCCTTCGCCGGGCGTTTCGTCGCGTGATCGTATCTACCGTCTTTCGGGTGGCATTGACACCGCCATCCTGGAGACGCTCGGTACGAGCACGATCACAGGGATTCCAGCAAGTCCGACCGTGGCCCACATTCCGCGGGCCGAGTTCAACTTGCTGATCCCGGAGCGCGCCACCACGCAGCAAGTCAATGATCTTTGGAAGATCTTGACCCTGTTCATGGCGTCGTCTCCTGTGTCGACTCTGGTATCGACGCGTAACAACCCCATCTAACGAAGGGGGATTCCATGCGACAGGATGACCTGTATGAGCGCTTCGTCGAAGCGTTCTGCGAAGGAATCGATACGCCTCGAGCACTTGCGGTATGGCTCTGTCTTAAGGACAGCCCAGAGGAGTTGCCTTCATTGGCATTCCGTCCGCATGACTACGAACCGATGTTTCATCATGGAATCGAAAGGTTCCACAGAGACTATACGGTCTCGACATTCTTTAAAAAGTATGTTGGACTGCCTGGTACCTCTGTCGAAGCACGCAGAGCAGCCGCTTTGGCTACTTTTCGAGCCGGTGAAGAGAGATGTCGTCTCACAAACAACGTATTTAGGAACATCGACTCAACGCCTGGGGGCAACCCCCACGCATCTGTGCTCATCCGAGCCAGAGCGTTGATAAAAGGCGTTATAGGAGATGCTCCGAACGTACGTCGGATTATTGAGCGTAGTCAGTGGGGAAACGGTGCATCCGCTTCTACGAAGCGAGGTGTGCCGTTCGACCAAAAAGCACTTTCTCCCGAACTTGGGACAACCTTCTCTGCGTATCCTTACGCGGAGTTGGCTATCTCCTATGATCCCGCATGGTTAGAAGCCATTACGGGTCTGCGGGGTGACGGTCCTTTCATGCCCTATCCGAACGTCTTAAAGATCGTTCCGGGTGGTAGGCACGATACTGTTCCCAAGGATGCTTACACCGATCGAAATATCGGTATGGAACCTTTGATGAACGGCTTTCTCCAACAGGGAGTAGGTCGCGAGTTGAAGTTCCTCCTAAAGCTGCGTGGTGTGGATCTCACCTCTCAAGAGGTGAACCAGTGGTCGGCGCAAAACGCTGAACATTTCGGTCTTAGCACTCTTGACCTCAAGAATGCTTCCGACACTATAGCACGGGGCCTTGTCTGGTATCTCTTACCAAACGATTGGTGCATCTTTTTAGATGCCCTTCGCAGTCCGACTCTTGTAGTAGACGGTGAAACCGTCGTGCTGCAAAAGTTCTCAAGTATGGGCAATGCCTATACCTTTGAGCTTGAGAGTCTGATTTTCTGGTCACTTGCAACGGCTGTTACTCTCTTGAGCGACAGCTTCACGGCGCCTCTGGCTCCGTTCGTTAGCATATTCGGCGATGATATAGTCGTCCCTGTCGGTGCGGCCAGCAAGCTCGTAGAGGTGCTCGCTTTCTGCGGCTTTGAGACTAACATCTCGAAGTCGTTTATTAGCGGTCATTTCTTTGAGTCATGCGGGAAGCACTTTTATGCAGGTAAAGACGTCACTCCGATATACCAGAAAGAGGTCATTGATACCCTATCTTCGAAGATTAGGGCGTACAACCGTCTTGTTCGGTTTGCGTCTCGCGCCCCTTGGGGCAGAGGTGCTTTCTCGAGCTGCGGTAGCTGTCTTATCAACAGCGTTGATCCGTCTTATATCCCGCGTGTTCCACTTGGCTACGAAGACGACTCAGGATTCCTGAGTTGCGACGATGCCCTTCCCCC